GCAGAAGTCAACCATGAGGTTGATTCCATGTTTAAACTGTAACCATGTAGCAATGTATCTATACGGTCAGTAAGTTCTTCAAGAGTAGCCATTAGAGGTCAATGCTCCTTAACGCTGATGCTGCCGACTTACCAGTGGTACTAGCAAGTTCATTACATACTGCATTTAAATCTTTAAAATTATCTCTAGTGCGAGCAGAACTAACCTTGTAATTAAGTGCAGCAATTAGTCCTAAACCAGTGGTTCCAGCCCACTTGTTTGCTGCTCCTGGGGCTGCCAAAAAAGCGGTACGGGCTGGATATGTTCCAGAATTAGCAAGACGATTTAACTCTGCTACCAATGTACTTCCTGCATATCCTGTTGCCATAGTTACTTGCCCTTCTTCTTTGCTGCTCGCATATTGTCAATTAAATTTGGGTATGGTCTGCCAGCCTTTTTAGCAGCAGCCTTGGCTGATGCTTTGGCAGCAGGTGATAATGGTGTTGATTTTTTCTTAGGGTTGGGTGTATCCCAAACTTTCTTAGCCATTATTTTTTTCCTTTGTTACGCTTGCTAATAGCAGCAGCCTTTGATTTAGCATCTGACTTTGATGATGCACCCCACGCTTGAAGCGATAGCAACAAGCGAGTAGGGTCACCATTAGGTTTACGCTCAGGTCCAGGCATACCACCCATGCGTGCAAGAAAACTTGCTCTGCGTGGGTTGTCGCCAGCCTTAACAGGTGGCTTTAGGTTTGAACCCTGAGCCTTGGCGGATGCACGACCTTTTGCATTTAATCCTCCTGTTGGGGATTTGCCTTCTTTACGCTGCCATGCTGGTGATTTTGCCATGTGGGTTCCTGGTTACTTTTCACCAAGAGTAGTTGGATTATTGACCTCAGGGGCAGGGATGCCATACGGGTCAACTGTTCCATAATTGTTGTCTGCATTAACTGTGCTCGTTCCACATCCGCATGTCATACACATTTACATACCCTTTTTCTTCATAAGCATTGACATGCCTTTTTTCATTTCTTTTGCTTTTGCAGATTTTGGTTCAGCCTTTTCAGCCATTGCATAAGCCTTTTTCTTCATTGCTGGTGTAGCCTTTTTCTTCATTGCTGGCATTGTATTTCCCCTTTGTGTGATTACTTTTATATCTCCACCGACACTTATGTTGTAGTCAGCAGAAATCTTGATTGCCCTACGAGCAGCAAACTCTGCCGCCCTCATAGAGTTCTTACTAAAGCCAGTGGCTAGTGCACCAAGGGCTAGGCTTCCTCCGCTACCAACTGCGTATAAGCCACGGTCATCTCGTGACCAGAGATAATCCTGGTCTACTTCATAGATGATTCCGTTTAAACAGATAAGAGCATCAAAGCCAGAATCTGGATTCTTGACTGTATCTGGCTCGTATCCGTGTTCTTTCATAGTTTCACGCAGAGAGGGTAAAACTTTGGTCTGCATAAACACATCTATTGATATTGATTTAATCACCTTAGGTGGTGTCCAAAGAAAGTTTGCTATGTTACCAGCAATGGCATCGCCTGAGAAAGCAAATACATAGTCACTTTTTTTAATAACTTTATCCATACCTTTTGCATAGTACGGTTTGTCATCATAGGTAGTCATGGAATCTGCTGCTATTACTGCCCAGCCTTTTCCCTGAATACCTACAATGGCAGTCATGTTTATCCCTTAAAAGTATTAGTGTTTGCATCGTAGGCTTTTCCTACTTTGTTTGAATCATCTATTGCTTTTTGTACTTGCTTAGTAGCAGTGCCTGCTGGTTGTATGCCTTGCTCACGAGCAGACTTATAGAGGTTTAACTCTGCGTTCCACTTCTTGTTTGACATAGCCTTGTTACCCGCTGCATCTCCTGGGGATAGTTGGAGTGTACGAGCCTTACACCCAAAACATGGGCAAAACTCTGAATCAATGTGGTCTGTATTTGGGGCAACTATACCCCAGTCTGACCATGGTTCTGTTGAGGTGGCATCGCATTTGGTGCAGCCAAACAACTCAACCTTAAGAAGCATCTGCCCGTCTACTAATTCGTAGCCGTCTTTTGCTATTTTACCTATATGCCCTTTAGTAGAGCAATCATATTGCTGTGATGTAATCTCCATAAGTTCCCCCAATAGAAGCATCTGTTAAACGATTTTTAGTTTTTTCGTCAATAACATATTGATGCCCGCCCATGTAAACTTCTTGGGCTTGCAATGTTTCAGTTTGTGAAGGGAAGCGATATGAGGAGTAAGTTCCATCAATCATCATTACTGTTATGCCACGGTGAATTGAATAGCGGGCAAAGAGGCGGTGCCAGCCTGCAGGTGTTTCTGCAACCGATGGTGTGACAAATAAATATTCAGCCATTGTTCCTCCTGTTTTATAGAGAGAGGGCGAGTTGCCCCGCCCCCTCAACTATTATTTAACTATGCCTGGATTGAAGAAGAAGATTCAATTCTGTACATAGCAGCCTCACGGTAACGAGCAAAGCCAAGTACGCCGTACCAACCGATTGGTCGGAAACGAAGTAAACGGTCTGTGACTGGTCCAATGATTACATTTGGCTCTTGTGCTACTGCCTCAGCAAGTGCTTGCTTACCAGCAACGATTGTGCGGTAAACAGCAGTTACTGGAGTAACTGTAACAACTGTTGTCGCTGAAACTGCTGCTGTGTTAGCAACATCTACAGTAATTGTGGTTGTTGAACCTGTTGTAGACAAAGATGAAATCTTTGCAGTAGAAGCAATACCTGTACCTGAAATCTTATCTCCTGCTTCCGCAGTAGTAGCGATTACAGATGAAGAAGCAACACCAAAGGTGAAGCCTGATGAGGTACCAGCGACTGTTACAGCAGTTGTAGCAAGTGCAGTTTGGTCAGCACCATCTACACCACGGTATAAGCGAGGTGTTTCAATAAACATTGCACCTTCGTAGGTTCCAATGTTTCCAGCCCAGAATTGTCCCTGACCTGTTTCTGCATACTTGTGCATGTCCAACCAGCCACCAGCACCAGTTTCAGCACGAAGGTCGTGTGAAATTTCTGGGTGGATACCTGTCCAGTAAAGACTTCCCTCACGAGGAACAGCCTTATTTGCACGAAGTTTTGCAACTGCCTTACGGATATTAGCAGCAGTAATTACATCTGTTGCTGTTATTGTGGCAGTTGATGTGCGAGCGGTTGAAGATGCGGAATAGATAACATTTGTTCCAGCACGCAGTGTTTCCATAGCCAACTTGTCTAACGAGTCTGCCATGTTGTAAGCGATGATGTCTGCAACTGCAGGGTCAACATCTGATAATGAGAACAGTTGCAACTTACGAGTTACAAGTGAAGCGTTACCGTATTCGGCAAGAGTCACTGAAACTGTAGTTACATCTGAAAGTGCTACTGCATCTGGGTCAGTTGTTTCTGACGATAGAGCAGAAGTTACTGCTGCCAAGTCGTTGTAAATTGAGAATACAACACTTGAACCTGGCATTGCCTGTTGAGCAGGGCGCTTGTCGGCTACTGAACGAATCAGTGGCTGTGAACGAAGCGCAAACTCTACATAGCGGTCATACGCTGTTTTGATTAAGCCAGCGAGTGCTGACGAATCTGTGTATGCCATGTGGGTTCACCTCCTGGTGATTGGTAGTTTGAGTTATGAAACTGAAACACCGAGTAATGCACTGAGTTCTGCGGCACTTTTAGCGTTAAGAATTTTAGACATTGAATCTTCATCAACTCCTGGTGGAGTTCCTGTTGAAACAACTTCATTGATTCTTCGCTGTGCCTGTAGTGCAGGGTTCTGAGCCTGGCTCTCGCCTTGTGTAGACTCTTGCTGAACACCAAAGACATCGCCGTATTCATTTAGCCATGTTGAAACGGCTTCCTCAGTAATGTCAATATCCTGAGGTATAAATGCTGCGACCTTTGGGTTGATACCCTTTGCTGTCAGTACATCCTTTACGGTGCGCTGACGAGTTTGATTCTTTAGTGTGGTTGCCTCTACCTCAAGGTCTTTCAAACGCTTTTCAAGCGTACGGTTTACCTTGCGTAGTTGCTTAACGACATCCTGAGGTTGGTCCTCATCTAAGAAGTCATCATCTTCGTCATATATGGTAGCCATCTACCTATCTCCCTTGTTAGTTGTATTCGCAATCCACAAACACGATTCGGGGAAACCATGTTGGCTATTGCTACCAGACTATTACGCCCCCCTGGGCTGGTCTATCAGAGGGGGATTCTTTTATATGTTGCCTTCGCTGCCTGTCTTAAGTGATGCAGAACCTAATCCACTGCTACCGCTAAAGCGTGCAGTTTCACGAGATGCTCTGCGTTGAGAAGCAAGGATTGCTTGTTGGTCAGATTCAACGCTTGCTTGTAAGGCTTCTCTATCTGAGTAAGTTCCTTTTTCAATATAAGCAAGTCTGCGTTGTGTATCAGCAAGTGTACCCGCCTTACCAACGGCAGTAGTCAAATCGGTTAAATTCATATTCTTGTAAATATCTTGTTCTGCAAGTCCTTGAGCCTCTGTGTTTGTAAACTTACTAAAGCCTGCTGTCTTTGCTATACCAGCAATTTCTGCTGCTCGTGCTTGCTTAAGAAGCAATGGTCCAGCCAAATCTCCATTAAGGAAGTTAGCGGTAATATCACCTTCGCCAATATTATAGAACTCTTTAAGGGCTTTACGAATTTCTGGATTAGTTGACTTAGCCAAATCTTGTGCAGCCTGTGCTCTATCTTGTACTTCTTTAGGTGATACTTCATTGCCAATGATTGAACCAAGCATAGTACGGTTGTCATAAAAACCTACTGGTAAGTCAAAAAACTTTAATGTTTGAACTATTTGGTTTTCAAGTTTAATGTAAGTATCTTCTGTAATTGCACGGTTTTTCTTACGCAATGCTTCCATACCAGGAAAGCGTAATTTGTATACTGGTTGGTCATAAATGTCAATAAGTGTTT